TGATCCATTATCAACTACTATAATCTCGTAGGGAGTTTTCTCTTTATGGGTAAAATATTTCACTGAACCAATACAGTTTCCCGTATAATGACAAACTGGATAATCAGTATTTCTAATACCAATAACGATACTAGTTAATCCTTCTGTAATCATTTTTTTGGATAACGGCTCAAATAATCCTCATTTAACAGTTTTACTGTTTCTAACAACTTACTCTTAGAATAATTTTCAAAAGCATCTAAATCTTTTCGCAAACACTTCCCACCTGCTCCTCTTCCACCCTTATGCCAAATATCCAAATGATTTTTACCAATCCATTTTCGGCTATACATGATCTGTTTTATTGTTTCGTAATTAGCTGTAATCCGCTGTGCTATATCAAATATCTGATTCGCAAATATTACCTTAGTTGCATAAAATGTGTTTATAGCATATTTAGCCATTTCTGCTGTTACTGTATCAGTTGTAAATATTTTAGCTCCCTTAATATGTCCCTCATAAATTCCAACCACATCATCAATGTAGTTTTTCTGTTCTCCACCAATAACCACAATATCGGGATGAATACTATCCTCAGTAGCCGTATCTTCAGATAAAAACTCTGGATTTGAAATTACTGAATGAATATTTAATTGACTCATAATATATTTAGCCGTCCCAGGAATAACCGTGGATCTTAAAATATAGACGTTTTGATCATGGGGCAATTCTTCTAATTGACGGATTAATTCAAAAATATCTTCTCTGAAACAGTCACTCTTAATTGTAGGAGTAGGTAGACAAATAAAATGATAGCGTTTATAGGCAGCTTCCTTAAGAGTAATAGTAGCTTCCTTTTTACTAAAGTAAGAATGAATATTAAAGACACTAGCAGTTGCTTTACCTACTGTTCCCCATCCATATACTACCGCATTATCCATATATAAGAGGCTCTAACTCATGAGTAAATATATATTGTAAATTTCGTTCTCGTTTAATCTTTATCCACCGAGCATATGCTTGCGTATGGCGTAATTGATTAGCAATCATACCTGCCGTTTCCCGATGATAATCTTTTTCATAACTGACTCGCTCTTCAGGAGAAGCATCATTTGGACCATATTGAGTAGTCGTATTACCATCTAACCCACTCATGACATCAATATTTGAACTAAACTTCCGGTAAATTGCATCCGGCCCGAAAATATCTCTAAATGGGGGGAAATCCTGATTTAGCACTAAGACTCCACGACTGATAATTATAAATTCTTGAGTCGTTAAAGAGTATGATTCAGATACAGAAGGTTGAATGAATACATTAGATAATGCAAATAACTCTGCTGTACTTTCATGCGGTATCTGTACAGTCCACTCCGGATCAAACTCTGAAGTAAAAGTTAATTCTTGGGCATTTAACCCCCAATCAATCCCAAGCTGCTTAAGTTCATCCCGATAGGTGACTTTATCCCCACCAGTAGAATGGAAATCAACTACAATCACTCTGACATTAAATCCTCTGTCTTTGAGCATCGCCAGTGTCTTAATTACCATCTGTACTTGTTTACCCCGATCTAGTCTAACCGGATAAATTGCTACCGCATCCGCTTCAAGTAACTTCTTCTTTTCTGCCAACTTAATTACCAACTTATCCTTAATCCGCAGTAACTTATATACATCTGAGGGATGGTGAACAATCTTAACCACCTCTGGATCCACCTTAAAATTTTCAGCAATTCGAGGAATTGAATAGTGATTGAAAAAAACATAATAAGAATTAGGAAATGGTTCACTAATAATCCTGGCATACTCATCAGTAAATACACCTCGTAACCTCCCCAAAGTGTAAGGAGAAGTAGCAGAATGAATCCAATGCGCCCATTTCAATTCTGGCCTATCTTTAGCAACTTTACGACATGCTACATTATGTTTAAGAGCAGATGGTTGATAAATTAAGTCATGAGAAATCACAAAATCAACATCAGAGACAATAGCTTTAATATCCTCAGTTAAAGCATCTACATCATCATCAAAAGTGGGATCTTTTTTGACCTCATTGTGGCATGGAACTGTGGTCATTCCCCGCAATTCCACCCCAGAATGAGCGTACCAGCCAACCGGCGTAAAACCTTCAGCGACGGTAACGACAACTTTATATCCATTGGTGACAAACATCTGGATCTGATCCTGAACTACTCTATTTAATGAGTATGCTTCATCAGCATTACTAAACTGGGTAAAGATCAGAATTTTTTTACCTTTATTTTTCATACAGGTTTATTACTTATAACATTATATCATAGTTAACTGAAAAAACAAGCATTAAATATCAGTTGCACTTGTACCTTCAACTAATGCTACAGATACAGACTTATTTGCATCTCCACCCGCCATATCCACATACAAATCAGTTCCAAAATAGAGTGGAAAAGGGAAACTTTGAGTAGCAGAACTAGTACTACTATCAGCTTCAAATTCCCACTTAATTGTACCTGCTGCTCCACCATCACGTAATTTTATTATTAAGTCAGAAGCTCCCGGAAAAGCGGTAATGGCTGCCACTTCACACGCCCGTTGAACTACATATCCATTGGCAGTGACTCGTTTAGGTTTTGCAAATTTATTCATTTACTCCTCCTCTAAACATTCCCGGCGCACCAAACTTAGGCCGTAACTTCATACCTTGACGTTTCACTGATCCCGGACCTACCCATTCCACCCCATCCTGATCCACCATTGGCCGCTCATAGGTACCTCCGGTTAAAGCGCCAGCGTACTCATCTAGTCGAGGCTTACCTGCAATTGCTTCCTGAGTTGAATAGACCTCACCATCAGGTTTAGCTGCCTCCATTTCTTCAATCATCGCCATCGCTTCTGGACTCATGTTATGACTTTTCATGTGCTGTTGATACGCAATTAACGTATCAGTTTCAAACTCTCCCATTTTACACACATGACATTTATATTCTTTATCTGCTTGAATCTTGCGGTATTTGTCAATCTCATGTGGCTCTACTCTAATTAAAAAGCCAAACTTTTTTAATAAATATTCACCCACATTTTTCTCAAAAACCTTCATTTCATTGCGTTTAATTGACCACCACATTTTTTGAAACATATCCCGAATGACGTTTGGAGTAGGATTTTTATCAACTGGCATTCCCTTGCGAAGCAATTCAGCTTCCCGATCAGGCGACATAAAAAACTTCGGACAAAAAATAATTACTTTATCAAACCTAAGTGGCTGAACAACACTTTGATTCGTAACCGTATCCACTACCGCCTCAGGTTTAGCCTCTTCTACTGGAACAGATTCAGTATGCCATTTCTTCATGTGCAGCATTAAAATATGAGCTGGCATTTTCTTATGACAAATTTGACATTCTTTCATAGTCTCCTTTAAGCAGTTGTAGTCGTAGATGTACTCGTACTCGTTGTTGTACTCGTAGTAGAGGTAGTTGTCGTCGTCGTTGAGGTAGAAGTACTTGTAGTCGTCGTCGTCGTTGAAGTAGAAGTTGACGTTGACGTACTTGTTGTAGTCGTCGTTGAAGTTGTCGTTACATTAATAAACGAAATCTCCCGCCATCCACTCCCTGTATATCTGCGCCACTTATCAGTATTTTGATTGTAGTATTCCTCACCTGTCTGCGGATCTATAGGATCAGCAGTCGCCTGTTTAATTTTACCTGCAAAAGATGAAAATTTAGTCATATTACATCGCCACCGTCAATTTTCCAAACCAAGCACTTCCATCATAAATATATAAAATATTACTCGTCGTATTGTAATACATTTGACCTGCCTCAATATTTTGAATTTGATCTCCATCAGCCGGATTTGTTGTTCCGGTTAACAATGAACCTCTGTAATCAGTCGCATGTGTTTCAGTTGATAATAAATCTTGACTCATAATTTTTACCCCGTTGTAGTTGTTGTTGATGTACTACTAGATGTTGACGTTGATGTACTAGTAGAGGTAGAAGTAGAAGTTGTTGTCGTTGTTGTAGAAGTTGTTGTCGTTGTAGTTGAAGTACTCGTAGATGTACTCGTAGATGTCGTAGTAGATGTTGAACTTGTAGTAAATTGAGCGTAATGCCACTCTGAACCATTATATACCCGCCACTGTTTTAATGTCGTATCAAAATACTCATCACCTTCAACTGCAGTAGATGGGATAGCCGTTCCTGTTTTCACCCTACCCTGAAAATTCCCGTATGTAGTCATGCTTTCCTTAGTATTATTACTCTTTTTAGTAAGAGTTGCAAGCCCTGACACTGTAGGCTTGCTTTCTTACTGTTTACTTAACTTGAGTAAGCTGCTCCATCTCCCTTAGAACCCCAAACACCTCGCCAATCGGAAAATCCGACTGAGTAACGCATCCGGGACTTAAAAAGGAGGGCTCCAGTATCAAACGCACTGTCGTTCTTGAATTGGTTGCGAACTCGCCAAAACCAGTTCAGCTTATGTTGACTTTTATCCAAAAGGAACCAAACCGTGTTGTTAGTCGTAATATACTCCCACGGAACGATCTGGAATTTACCCTTGTAGAAATTAAGGTCATTATCGGCTGTACCTGGTCGCATGGTTGAACCAACAATAATTTCAGCGGTTTTCTCCAGATCCACTGGAACAACTAATAAGTCTGGCATCACCTGAATTATCAAACCCCGATCGTCGAGTTGCTGTCTAAAAGCAATTCGAGCTGTTTCGACATTTGATTCAGTCAGCGTAATACCTGTTGCAGATGCATTTGACTGTGAAGTTCCCCCATCGCTTCGTGGATGAACCGTTGAACAAAGATCCTTTGCATCTCCACCTGTTACAGTAGAAGTAAATGCATTATTAAATACATTTGCTGCAGAAGTTTCCTGTGTTCTCCGAGCACTTCGTCCCAATTGGGCGGCTTTCCGTTTAATGACGTTGTATTGATCATCTTCCCAAAGAACTTCAGATACTTTAAATCCAAGCGAATACTCATCATGCACATACGTCACATCATACATCTGAATTGGATCATCGTAATCAAGTGACGCATTTTCCGTCTTAATAGTATGAAGTTTAAATCCGGTAAATCCGGTATCCGTTTCATCCTGTTTAGACGAGGTAAGCATGTTAAAAATGCTAGGATAAACCAATTGCTCCTCCTGAAACGCATCATCGTACACTTCCCGTAATCCGGGCTCTAGTAAATCGCGTGCCTGTGATCTCGTTAACATATAGTATTGCTGACTTTATGAAGGTGTAAACGACAAGGTCTGTGGTGCTGCCAACTTAAATAATCCTTTAGTTGCATCCCCATCTTCATCTGGATTAAGTTTCCACAGTTGAAATTGACCAACGGTTGCACTAGATGATCCCTGATTAATCTGATTCACAGATGTTAAAGGAAAAAATAGTTTCAACATCGCGGTAGTCAAACTTCCACTGGTAACATTGTACCAAAGAGAATTGGAATCGGGAATTACTACAGCACAAATCTTATCTACTGTTTGATTATCACTTGCAGCAGTATATGATTGAGTAGAATTAGTATACGTACCCGTTTTAACCACGTGAGCATTTTCTAAGTCAATGTTTTTACTATTTGCTAATCCAATACAAATTCCATAAATTCGAGTACTGGAAGTAGCGGGAATAATAAACCCAGATGACATAGAAACCGCATCACCAACTTTAACTACTTGACTGTTCCCGATAATTAAAAGTTCTTCAATAGGATTATCTTTACCATTTATTTGACCTCGATAACTAAAACCTGCCATAAAATCTCTATTTCACTCTCCTTCTGCGGATAAAATTAGCTGACGCTTCCCCGTTCTTTTAAGACCTCTTTTTTACGCATGAGGTATTTTTCCGGGGATATTCCCAAGTTTTTTGCCATCTGTTCCTCTTGCGGAGTTAACCTTATCTGATCCTCACGGATCGTAGCTCCTGATAATGAACCAATAGCAGCCTGATTATTCTGTTCCTGGGCCAATCCACTTTGCTGGTTATCAACCGCAACCACATGTGACAAACGATATGCCCGTTCTAAATCACGCCGTAACGACTTTAATGGCCGTTCTGACACAATTTGGGTAATTGTTTTTCTGCCAGTCGGATCAAACATATCAGCAAACTCAGAAGAAACCTTCTGTAATGCCTCCTGCTTTTCCTTTACCGGAAGTTTATCAATTCCATATTTGGCATAAAATTCGTCAAATATTTGGTCCTGCAAAGCACTCCGAGTGTCGTCCACCAACGGTGAACTTTGATTTGACGGGGTTGAATTTTCAGGCTGGGGATTTTGGTTAGGTGATTGCTGATTAGCTGGTTGTCCTTTTTTAGCATACCACGCCTCAACAGCCTTGATACGCTCCGGATCAGCATAGATTAGCTCTGTTAACTCAGATAATGTCTGACGAGCTTTCACTGCGTCAGCCTGAAGTTTCAGGGCATCATCAGCCTTTCTTCGGGCATCAGCTACCTCACTTGACTGTTCCCCCAATTTCTTTTCAAGCTCCACATACTGCTTCGCCAACTCTTCCGCTGTTTTCCCCTTTAACTTCTCCGGAACTTGAAAAGATTGTGAATGTGCGTCACCTCCTTGACCCGCTTGTCCGGCTGGTGCAGCCGGGGCTACCGTTGCTCCGCCATCAGGCGGGGTAGTTCCTAAATCTGGCATGTCTTACTCCTTTCGAGTAGAGTGGGAACCCGCTTGAAGGTTTCCCCCTTTAATAGTAGTAAGGATAGATACAATCCTATAAAAAGTCAAATTACTTCTTTTTCTTTTTTTTCTTAACTACCTTTGAGCCGTATTCACTAGTCCACTTCCGGGCAATCTCCGGATGGTTAGCCCACATAAAACGGCGTTGTTTCTTTGACCGAAACGGCATAGTTATTTTTTTCCCTTAGCAGCTAACTTCTGAAATCGTTTCTTACCATACTTTTTCCGGCCAATTGCCGCCGCAACCGCTTTCGGATTCTTAACCTTGCCCGAAAGTTTTTTTGTCAGGGCTTTAAATCTGGCTCCTGAACCTAGTTTAGCTTTCGCCATACACCTCCTTAGTGCATCATTTTTTTCTTCTTCATCATCATGTCCTTTTCCTTCATCATCATTTCCTTCTTACCGGATTTTTTCGCATACTTCTTAGCGGCTTTTTTACCCTTCTTCGTATAAGGAAATTTTTTAATTTTTCCTCCAACTTTAACCTTCGGCATTTTTTACCACCTCCTCTAGTTCTCTAATGCGTTTTTGCAATTCCCTAACATAAGTCCAAGTTTCATGCCCTTTTTTCTTTATAATAACTAAATTTTGTGGTCTATTATCATCTCTAACTCCATTTAAATGATGAACTAATTCATCTTTTTTTATTTTCCTACCATACTTATTTTCTGCTACTAAAATGTGTTCTCCTGTATATCTACTAAGGCCTTTCTCATGGGATTTATTTTTATCCAATAAGTAAACATATCCCTGATCTATCCTTTTACCACCCTTCCAGGAATGATTTAATTTACCCTTATTTCCATACCCAACATGATTTATACATGTTTTTAAATATCCTTTAAATCTCCCCTTATAATAGTATTCTTTAACCTTATTTTTACAATAAATACATATCCTGGCTTGACGTATGCCCTTTTTCATATATATTTATTATAGCATAGTATTTCTTTCCGACTGTTGGCATATAATCACCCCCTTAAACTATCGTGAATAATACGGAGCAAGTTCTTCAGGACTGTAATACTGACCCCATTTATCCTTACTGGCATCCCACCACGACAACCGCTTCTTAGAAATCGTGTAGGCAGCAGCTTCCGCATTAGCCACCGGATCAGTTTTCGGAGTTGACGCTGGAAATCCTAACTCCCGCATCACCTGTTTCCACGAAGTGTCTAAAAATTGAAACATCCCGCCCGCGGTACTTTCCGGATTTGGAGGCGGAGTCGGACTCAAACTACTCTCTGAAGCTGCAATATCGAAAAGCAAACTGGCCGGAACACCGTACTTTGCAGCTGCCTGATTAATTGCTGTCACCGAATTTGCATTTGCCTTAGTTGCTCCCGTCCAATCAAAATTAGGTCGCCTGCCATACTGACTAGCCGGAGTAGCAGCTGGAACTTGCTGAGGAGGACTTTGGGCCGGACGAACCGATGGTTGTTGAGAGGGAACCTGACTCGGAGCAGTTGAAGGTTGAGCTGACGGCCACTGAATATCAAAATGAGGTGGCTTCCTGACAGCAGGCTGCTGATCCGCAAGCGGAGTAATAACTGGCTGTCCGAACGGATTGGGGATATTGCGCTTAATATTCTGCCACAACGATTCAGCAGCTCCTCTAATCGTTCCCAGGAAATCAGTCCGGTTTGGCTCAGGGAGGGGAGAGATTGCCATTACTGCTCCTTTCCCTCCATATTTTTATCCAGCATCTTTCCGGCATGAGAAATCAGGTAATCCAGTAACACCAACACCGATACCCGCCCGGCGTGGAAATTCTGTTTACTGTTTACTTCGATTAATTCATCCACCGACTTACCCGGTTTTGACAAGTAGTACACCATCTCCTTAGCCCGGACCGCTAAAATATCAAATATCTCCAGTAAATCAGCATGTCCCTGGTCTGACAACTCCTGGAGAAACTGCAGTTGTTTATTAGTCAGCAGCTTTAAGACCTCTTCACCCTCAACTGATTTTTGACTTGGATCAACTCGTCGCATATTAGAATCCTCTGGCTACATCCGCTCCCCCCTGCATCCTATTTGGCATCACCTGTTTCATCTGGTTGCCCATATTACCCTGTCCGGAGGCGTTATTGGTAATCGGTCCCGGAGGCGGAGCCTGAGTTGGAGCCGGAGCCTGCCCCCCGCCCGGGGTTAACCGGGCTTGTTGGGCATCATTTCCGGCCAGTCGTGCCTGCTGGACCATCATCTCCCCTAAAATATGCACGATTAGCCTGATTGCGGGAGATTCTTTAGCAACTTGGTCAATTATTTGGGCTGTATCCCCCCCGGCTTGTACCTGCTGTGATAATTGCTGGGCAATCTGCATATCCTGCGGTGAAAACTTAATTTGCGGACTTTTCAGGAAGGCAATATGAATCTCAGTGTGAATTGGTGACGATCCCGGCGTTCCCAGTGGCGGAATCGGCTCGCCCTTAACGACCATCTCATTCTCCTGCGTCGCTAGTTGGACTAATTGGCTGTTTCGGCCCTGGGCCGGATCTTGCTGTTGCTGTTGATCAATATGATAATCCTCTGGATCTAAATCGTTAGCATCTAAAACTGCATCACCAAGTTTAACAATATCATATCCCTGACCTTGCATCGCAATAGGAGCTAACCGATCAAACATTTCCACAATTTTAGCTTGCATTAACGGTTTAGAGATCGGCATGGTTGATCCGGCCTCAAACCGGATGTCAAATCCGCCTCTTGCTACCGGAATAAAGGTATCCGGAGTCGCTTCAAAGAAGGAAATTCCTTTGACTGGCCGCTCCTGCACATTCCCGGCCTCGTCAATAAACAGATTCTTATCCTGCAACCGCAGTTCCCGGTACGACTTCTTAAAATACTGGCCGTTTTCAATCACTAACTTATTCTCCATACTGTATTTTTCAATCGCAATCCGGGCTTTTTCACTCTCATCGGGTCCCACAATCCGTTCCAGTCGTGGCTGTGAGTAAAACTGGATGATATTGGATACCCGCAGTCTGCCAACATCTACTAAAAATCCTTTTTCCAGTAATCTGAGCTTCATTTTCACCCGTTTGAGGGTTGATTCCTTTAAAATGGCAGCCTCAGTGGCGGTTGAGGGAGTCGGCAAGCCCTGGTTACGGTCCTCAATCCCGGTAACTTTGACCGCATCCATCTGCAGCTGTCCCTGCAGCATCTCCACTGAACGGGGAACATCGCCGTATTCGGCAAACTTAATTGAGTTGGGATCCTCAACCGGAACCATGCCGTGTGGCCGGGAGATTAAGTCCCGCTCGTCTAAGTTCTCATTCCGGGACACAAACACCATCTTATCAATATCCAGATGCGCCCGATCCATCAGCTGCCTGCGGTAGGTATTTAACTCCTCCTGAATTGAATCCAGCAGCTCACTCTCACCTTTCCCATAAAACTGATGTGTTCTGCGTACATCTACGGCTCGGGCAAACGGTAATTGTTTGTGTCCATACGGATTTGGTCCCATCCGCACTACCACATCGTTAGCCACAATCACCAGACTGTCTTCAGGCCTTCTCGACCAAAACCACAACACCTCAACTTGGCGGCCCCGGTCAATTCCCTGCGGTGGCTGGTAAAACTCGTAGTAGTTGGTGTCCCCGGCTCCCGGCTTAACCAGCTTGGCATTATCTAACGAGTCCCAGTGCGAGCCGACAAAAAAGGTTCTAAAGTCATCAATGTCTAAAATATACCGCCTGATGGCATCTTTGGCCTTGTACGGGCCCCGGTTAATATCCCGGCAGTCCGGATCAACTAAGAAGTCATCGTTCCTGATTGATTCTAAATACACATCATCATAATCAACCTCATCCACGTCCTCATAAATGACTTTCCGCTTTTCCCCTTTGCCTTCAAACCCGGCCGGACGCTTGATGATCCTCCGGTCCTTGAAGTAATACTCCTGACCAATCGCCGTCCCCTCAACTAAGGCATCTTTGATAATGTCAAATAACTCAATATCGCTATCAGCCACTTCCCAGGTGTAGTCAAAAATATGGCGCATCACGGTGGCTTTCGGTTTATCCTCACGGGAACGGGGGAGAATAATCGGCCGGGGTTCCTGATCAATCATTTCCGCAAGTAACTGCTCAACAACTGAAGTGGTTAAGGGGATGAAGTAGTTAGATTGCCAGTCGTTCGGGTCCCGCTCATTTCGTAAGGCTTCCCAATTCCTGCGCCAGCGTTGGATCTCAGTCATCACCTGTGTCCGCTTGGGGTCATTTCTGATCTCGTAGTAGCGTTTGTAGACGTGTTTTAAAACATCAGCTTCTTTTCCAGTCGGGGCATACTCAGTGCGGATTAAGGGAACATCAACCGCCGGATTCACAACTTTTTTAGCCATACTTAGTATAAATAGTGGTTACTTCCCCGGTCACTGCTGCTGCCGGTGGCCCGCCGGGGAGCTGACACAATATCCTTCAGGTATGATAACGCATCAACAATATCATCATGTTTCCCCCGGGGAAAACGGGTCAACTCATCTTCTAAATAGTCATTATATACCAAACCCTTATTATGCAGCACTACCCCGTTTGCATACAGCGGTTGCAGGCCCCGGATCCGCTCGTCTTTACTGCGCTCCTCGGGCCGCACTTCGACAATCGGCAAATACTTGTGCCGCTTCCGGCCCTCTTCATTGATAGAGTACTGCAACACTTTCTGAAACGCAACGTCCTCAATGGCAATCTCAATCGGATGCCACCGCTCGTAAATAATGTAGAGTTGCTCAATCAGTTGGTGCGGAGTCACCCGGTCCCGGAAAATATCCAGGATATACCAGTTATGGAAATGGTCCACCCCCACCGTCACCATCGCCGTGTAGTCAGCCTCCTTGTCCAGAGAAATAGCCGGGTCAACCGCCGTAAACTTATTCAGCGGCCTGCCCCGCAACTCCGTTTCATCGTAGTGGTGGAACCACTCCCGCCTAAATGTCGCATCCGTGTCGGGAATCACCTCATTTAAATATTGGCTGGAAAACTCATATGGCCCCTTCTCCCGGTACAGCTTTTCTAAAACACTGCGGGTAAACTTCTCCGGCCAGATCGCCTGAAAGGTATTCGGATCCCGCAAGTTCCCGGTAAAGGCCGGACGCAGATAGACATCAAAACTGGAGATCATGTCATTTTCCTTATCCATGATCCAGCCATAGAGATCCTCATCGTGCCATCTGGTGCCTAAAATAATCAGCTCCCCGCCGGGCTCCAGTAAGTCAAGAATATCTTTTAAGAAGAGGATCGTTTTATCAATCTGCTCCCGGGTGTTAACTGAATCCCGATTGACCACATCATCTAAAATAATCTTGTCGTAATGTTGGGACACTAAATTTCCGCCCATGCCAAACCCAGTCAGGGTTGCCTCTTTCTTACCATGTGCTTCCTTGGCAGCCTCGAGCGTAATCTGGTCATTCGTCCAGGACACCGGGTTATCAGCGAGTGAGCCGAACCGCTCCAGTAATTTACCGTTGAATTTGAGGTTGCGCTGGATCTGCCCCACAAAGGTGGTGGCCATCCGGTAGGTGGCGTTGGCAATTAAGATCCTGACTGAAGGGTCAGCATAAATCCACTGCAGCGACTTGCCGACTGTGATTAAGGTGGATTTAAGATGTCCCCGGGGAACCAGCACCAGCTTGAACCGCTTGGGATTGTGATCAATAAACGAACACAACTCCTTGTGAAACGGGGCCAACTTGACCGTCTTATCTCCCCCCTCAACTCCGAGAGCAAACTTGTTAAACTTAAACAAGTTCCCCAATAACACCTTCCGAATTAAGGCGTTGTTGATCTCGTCCTCCTCCTGCATCTTCTTAATTAACTGTTCTCTGGTATCCTCGCTCATTTCAAATACACTCCTGACGGGGGATGAGCTTCCAAATAGGAGATGGCATCATCTAACTTGTTCACGCTCGTCCGGCAGGCCTGCTCATCGTAGAGGCCCAACCCGCACGGGGTGAACGCTCCGGCATGAATTTGTTGCCATCTATCCACTAAGAGTAACTTAATCCCCTGTTTGTTGACATCTGACTTGACTGTATAACCCGGAGGCAGCTCTAAAAACGACAACTCGTATCTGACAATTGTGTCCACGTGGCGGTAGTAGTCCAGCTTTTTTTTGGCGTACTTGGCCTTGGCGTTGAGCCAGGCGATCCGGTCTGACTTGATCCTAAAGTTCTCCGCTTGATACTCCCGGTACGCCTTCTGCGTCGCCCTGATGCCTTTTTTTTCATTCGGCTGCCCGATCTCATCTAAAGCAGCTTCCGCCTTCCGCATCTCCTTTTTCCTGAGGCGTTCCTGCTCCAGCTTCGTTTCCCCCAACAACCGCCGTTTTTCTACCTGCTCTTCCTGCATCAATAAAGGTAAATCTGCCATATTGCAAATTGTAACATATCCTGATATAATGATCGTTGCCAGTTAAGTTGTGAAGAGTTTATACGCGTGTGCAAAACGGGCACACAACGCCTACTGGCGCACACGTATAAGCTCTTTTTTTATGCAGGAACCAACCACATCACAATTCTTTTTAGACCTCTTTATTTCTGCGCTGATAACGGGTATTGTAGTAGCAGAGTTATTTTTTCTGAAAAAGAAAACGAATACCACGGATCCCCTTTAAATCAACATTCAACGGTATTTACTACCTAAGCAACAAGACCTGATGCGATCCCGACAGCATTCGGGATAACTTATACGGATACATCTGGCACCTTGACAACCTAACGATCTCTGATTGGATGTGCAACACCATCGGCTGACAGTGTACCCGCCATGCTCTTTGAGATACGTAGAGCCGTAAGAAGAAACTTACGTTAAATAATGACTGTACATGGCCGTACTCCCATACGTGTACAGAGGGGGGAGGACAGCAACAAAACCCTCTTGAACTTAACGGATAACAAACTAGATCAGGATTTCGAAAAAAAATGCTCCGCAGTTAGACGGTGGTTGTTCTTTCATCCGCTAGAATTAGTTAGGGTGTATACGGGGTAGTTAGGATTCTTTGAGGATTTCTTCAGTCTCAGCAAGTTTCTTAGACCGTAACTGTTTTAACTCATGTTCTGACAGATCCTTGTAGTTGACTCTCATACTATAAGACATGCTAGATTTACGGTCAACGAGGACACCGTGTAATTTTAAACCGGTTTTAACAGCGTCTAAAACATCGGAACCGGAAAATCCTTTAATCGGTTTTTCCTCGACAATATCAGCTAAACGGTCTGTTAAACGGTCTATTTTCAGCCTACTCTTGTTAAGGATCTTTTCCAACTCTTCTTTTACGTTAGCTTTCCTTATCTCTCGTGAAGCAATCATTCCGGCAGTATTTGAATCCTTAGTATCATAAACTCTGAGTGCTGCTTGAGTGCCATTACCCTTTGTCTTGATATATTCTTGCAAAAATAATCGCTGTTTCGTCCGCAGTTTAGCCATAACCCTATCATACCATAAACTACAAGGCTAATAATACTATAAGTTAATAGATCCGCTTGACATATATAACAGTATATGGTAGTCTAGTAACAGAGAATAAAACTGTATGGAGTAAGTAAATAATCATCTGTATGAAGTAGACAGATTATAAATACAAGTTAACTTACCAGGTGCGATAGTATAAAAATCTACTCATGAAAGTGAGGTGAATACACATGAAGTTACAGTACTTAAAAATATCCAAAACTATGTACAAATTCTTTTATGAGGATGAGTATACCGGAGATTATGGGGAGTTTTATATTGATATTGTGCCTGCTAAGGCGGGAGCGATGGTGGGAACGGCAGAACTGAAACGGAAAGATCCAAGCTATGCCCGTGTTTTGCTTGAAGCCCTGGGTGAAGAACTGGAATACCTACAAGATATTAACCCTGATAAAATAGAGGTGAATCTGTCAACTGAAGGCTTGCGTGAACCGTCCTATTGAATTGAATCCTTACTCTGCCTGCGTTAAACAGGCAGCTATAAGGATTTAAAACCTGTATGGATATTAAACATAAAGCCCTGGTCAAAGACCTGGAATTACAAATTGATTACTTAATCGGCTTTCAACCGCTTGGGCAGCACTGGAAACAGGATTATCATGCCCGTAAGGAACTGTTAGACCATGTGTTAGCCAGTGATGACACCCCGCCGGAAATTGTCGATAAGTTAAACCGGATCCTGGATTCGCTTGATCGTCTAAGAAGCGGTACGAAGCATGAGCAGGAATATATCAACGGTGAGGCTGACGTTAAACCGCACGTTCCGATAAAAGTGCGCTATTACGGGCCGACTGGGTTACAGGAATGGTACATGTGAGGCCTTGACAACTGTGCTACAATAGTATATACTGTAATATAATAAACTGTATGGAAAGGAGCAAAGTATGAACTACTTTTTAGATGAAATAACCCCCGAAGATTTGGCGGAGTTTGAGCCGGAGCCGATTGTTTGGGATACTGAGCTGGAGTCATGCCCGGAGTGCGGAGCTGATACGCTCTGGTCGATGCCAAGAGCTAACGGGCCGGATGATTTTGTCAGGGTGACTGAATGTAGAAATTGCGGTGCAACGTGGGAGAATTAATATGCAGATACGTGAAGTAACACTACGAAAAGAATTTAAGATCGGGACATAATAACAGTATAAAAAATTTAGAAACACTTTGTTTTAAATGTCATTATAAAGAACATAAAGGTTTCAATAGGTGGGGGCAATATGCGTATTAAAGAGGTTACTTTGAAAAAGAATTTTAAAATTGGCCTCCCAAATTACAGCAATCAAGATATAGGTGTATATATGACGTGGGAAGTAGGTGAGCATGAAGAGTTTGATTTCAGCAAGGGGTGGGACATTATCAACCAGCAGCTGACCATTCAGGCTAATGATTTGGATCCGTCCTGGATCAAGGTAGACGAACACAAGGACAAGTACAAAGCCACGGTAAATATACCGAAACAACAAACATTAATCAGAAAGTGAGGTGAATAAAAAACATGGGAACATTAGCTGATCGCGCAAAAGAACTGAGTCCGTTTCTGACCTTAGATGATGGTGAATCAGTCGTGGGTAAGTATATCGGCTGGAAAGAAATGGTCAGTCCATTTGATCCGAAACAGATACTCTTCCAATATGAATTTGAAGTTGGCGGGATGGAGAAATACTGGAAGTCAGGCAACAAGAAAATCGCCCTCTTTTTTGACAAGTGTGCCAAGGGGGATTGGGTAAAAATTACCCGGCATGGGGTAGATAGAGATACCCGGTACGTGGTTGAGGAATCCTTAGATGAATCCGGGACTTTAACCAAGGCCGATAAAGAGTATATTGAACGGCAGATGGCAGAATAAAATAGTCCTTAGACCGAATATACGGGTCCTTTACGTGTAACCCAATCTTAGCAATAGGATTGGGTCATATGAAAAGAACTTCTAAAAAAAGAATCTATACCGTAACTGATTTACTCACCCGGATGAGGTCGCACGGCTTGCCCTCGTCACGGATGTGGCTGCACTGGCAGGAGTTAAAAGGTAATTTGGTCTGTCCGCGACTTCCCAATAACCGGGGGGACCGGGTGTTTACGATGGAGGAAATCTCTGAGATTTTACAGGCGTTTGGGCCGGAAGGGGATGGAGTCTGGAAGTATGACCAAAAAAGATAAACAGAAAGTCAGGTTCACGTTACTGGTCAGTTTACTGATTTTAAGTAAACACCAGCCGGATCAGGAATTACCGCTGGAGTATTTTGAGCAATCGTTACAGTCATTCGTACTTACTGAGCAAGAAAGGATCCTATGAAAAAAACAAGCGTCCGGCGTAATTTACGCGCAACTGAAGCAGCGTTGCAGCGGGCAATCCTGGAATACTTAAACTATAACAATGTGATGGCCTGGCGGGTTAACTCCGGACTGGCCCGGACAATTAACAAAGGCAAAAAGAGTATTATCAGGCTGGCCCCGGCAGGGACTCCGGATATAGTCGGGGTGATGTATCCTACCGGCAGGGCGTTGTTTGTTGAAGTGAAGCGTCCCGGTAAAAAGCCAACTGATACCCAACTGGAGCAGATGCAGGATTTAAGTGGCTTTGGAGCTTTATGTGTAGTTGCCACGAGTGTCGATGAAGTAAAATCCGCCTTAGAGGGAATTAATCATAAACTAAACGAAAGGACGTATGAAAGAACGAATAGTTGAAACACCTTTAGAACAGGCAATATCCGCTATCTTCGGCTTAGAAATGACCGAAGCTCAGATAGAGGCCCAGTCACAGCAACCCAAACTGAAACCGGAAGAGGTATTTTTTGGGCCGATAGCGAGGGAGTGGCATAAGACTCACCCTGATACACAGGTAAGGGATGAGCTGGATAATCGGAATTTGGTCGGGAGTTAAGTATAAAAAAATTAAGGAGGAAATATGAAGCTATATGCAATTCAGGGAGATATTCCCATATTTAAGATTAATAAACTGCCAGATGGAGTTATCAAGAAAAATACCCAAATTTTAATTGAAGGAGAATCAACCGGAAATTATCATCGGCTTGTTGATGGTGATGTCTATGAACTTGGTGATCGATTATTTATCCAAACCTATCAGCCAACAATAATAGATCATCCTGAACATGCTGAAATTCCATTAGAAATGCCTGGGGTATATGAAATCAAACGGCAACGGGAATATTCGGGTGAAAATATGACGAGGGTGGTGATTGACTAACTATGATTGATATAACCAAGGTAACTCAAGCGCTTGAAAAATCATGCAAAGAATTTGCAGTATGCATGATCTCGGAATATTTATCCTGCGAAACATCAGCACAAATTGAGAAAGCGGCGGAAGGTGATATTTTGCAGTTTTATAAAATCGCAAAATGGGATTTACCGGAACAAACTATTTGGCTCGATTCTCCATTTGACGAAGTATATTTGAAAGCCGTGGATTCTGCCGTGGATTCTGCCGTGCGTTCTGTCGTGCGTTCTGCCGTGGATTCTGCCGTGGATTCTGCCGTGCGTTCTGCCGTGTATTCTGCCGTGGATTCTGCCGTGCGTTCTGTCGTGCGTTCTGCCGTGGATTCTGCCGTGCGTTCTGTC